GAACTGGAGCAAATGCTTCTAGCGTCGTAGTTGGTGCTTTTACAAATGAACCTGATATTCAATGGACATATACTGGTTCAGGAGCATTGCGATTTACTGATTCAACAGCTAGTGCAGAACGGATGCGTATTGACTCTAGTGGTAATTTGTTGGTTGGCACAACAACTACAAATGGATTAATAACTGGAATCCAAGCAAGCACATCTGCTTACGCTGGATATTTCACTTCAAATTACACAGCTTCAAACAATGCAAATATCATGCTTTGGGGTCGCTCTGGTGGTGCTGTTGCTGCCGCTGTTCGATACAAAGATGCAAGCACTTCACTAGAATTTTATTCTCCAACAGGACATACAGTTGCATATACAACATCTTCTGACTATCGTTTAAAAGAAAATGTAACACCTATGATGGGTGCTTTAGCTACTGTTGCTCAATTAAAACCAATTACTTATACATGGAAAAATGGTTTTGGCATTGGAAATGGTGAAGGTTTTATTGCTCACGAATTACAAGCAGTCGTACCTAATTGCGTTACTGGTGAAAAAGATGCTGTTGAAACTTATATTGATGAAAATGGTAACGAGCAAACAAGACCAGTCTATCAAGGTGTTGATACATCATTCTTAGTCGCTACGCTAACTGCCGCAATCCAAGAACTAAACGCTAAAGTAGACGCACAAGCAGTCCGCATCGCTGAATTAGAAGGAGTCGCATAATGCCAGTAAGTACAATAAATGGAGCGAGTGCGGGTAGCTCAGGAACAATCATCACCACAGGCTCTAGCGGTCAGTCTATTCCTAAAGCCGCATTACCTACTGGTTCTGTGTTGCAAGTGGTAAGCACTACCAAGATAGATACTTTTAGTACAACATCTAGTTCTTATGTAGATGTTACTGGTTTGTCTGTATCAATTACCCCAACAAGTGCAACAAGTAAAATTTTAATTACTGGGCTAGTAAATTTTGCCGCTAGTTCTGATACAGGATTTTTTCGTTTAGTGCGAGATTCCACGGCTATTTGTGTAGGTACTGCGGCTGGAAATCGCCTTGCAGCAACTGCACAAATGCGAAGTAATGCTGATTCGGCAGACGCAGATTCAGCTAGTGTTAATTTTTTAGATTCTCCAAATACTACATCAAGTGTTACATATAAAATTCAAGCCGCTTCGACTCCTGGCGGTTATACAACAAGATTCAATTCATCAGCAGATGATGCAGACCAAACAAATAGAGGACGAACAGCGTCCACAATCACAGTCATGGAGATTGCGGCATGAACCATAACGCTATTTATAAACTATACCCACAAGTCATTACGGTGGATGACGGCACAGGTGCTTTTGATGCACAAGGCAACAAGGTTGAGATTGACCTAGCCCAAGTAAACGCATGGGTTGACCCTGATGCTTACAAAGCTAAAAGAGTCGCAGAATACCCACCTATCACCGATTACATTGATGGCGTCGTAAAAGGCGATCAAGCACAGATTGATAAATACATTGCAGATTGCCTAGCCGTAAAAGCGAAGTATCCTAAATGAGTGAAGAATTTTTAGATCCCTATAAATACGGCAAGCTAGTAGCCCAAGTAGAGACCATGGAGAAAAAGATTGACATCATGGAAGCTGACATTAAAAAGCTTGTCATGATGGCTGAAAGGTCTAAGGGTAGCTTGTGGGCAATCATGGGTGCTGCCTCAGTATTTGGTGGCTTTGTAACTTGGACGGCTGATTTAATATTTAGAAAGTAAGCCTATGTATGTCAGATCAATTCGGATTTATAGAAGGAGCAAAGTCTGTAACAAGTAGTATGGATGCCAGCCGACAGGCTAGTCATTCTATTACAAAGAGTATTACCGATGTACAAAAAGATGCTGCAGCAGTAGCACAGCAAAAAGACCTAGAGCGTAAAAGACATATAAGAGAAACTCAGGTTTTTAAAGAGCAATACTTTAAACGAGCATTAATGGAATGGCAACGACAAGAAGACATTCGCATTGAGGAAGCAAAAGTAAAAGCGGATTTCATAAGAAAGCATGGAACTAAACGCTGGGGTGAAATCGAATCTGTTAAACAAAAAATAGAGAAACAGGACAATGAACTTAAAAAAGAGTTTAATCATGATTTGGCAAAGGTTCGTAGAGCAATGTTCATGTGCTATGCATTGGCTGCGTTCTTTGCTTGGTACTTTACTTGGGGTTATAAAGGGTAAATAATGTTTACATTAATATCAACTGCTTTGTCCTTCCTAATGGGTGGACTACCTAAACTACTAGACTTCTTTCAAGATAAGTCTGATAAGTCTCACGAACTAGAATTAGCCAAGATGCAGACTGAACGAGAACTTCAGATGCTAGAGCGTGGCTATGCTGCACAGGTTAAGGTAGAGGAGATCCGTACCGATCAAGTCCAGATGCAAACACAGGCACAAGAAAGAAGTGCTATGTACCAACACGATATAGAGATTGGTAAAGGTGCATCCCAATGGATCATTAACCTACGAGCTTCTGTTCGCCCTGTTGTTACCTACCTATTTGTATTATTACTTATTATTGTAGATATAGCATCTATTATGTGGGCATGGTCTACCGGTGTTTCTTTTGTAGAGGCTATCCCTATGGTATTTGATGCCGATGAGATGCAGATCCTTGCCTCTATTATTGCCTTCTGGTTCGGAACGCAAGCCTTTGCTAAGAAATGATTGACCATAAAGTCATTGAAATGATTAAACACCATGAGGGTGTTAAGGCAAAACCCTATCAGTGTCCTGCACTTTTATGGACTGTCGGTGTCGGTCATGTCATAGATCCTAACCATGCTAGAGTACCTTTGGCAGAAAGAAAAACATTGCCAATTCCTGCAGGTTGGGATAGAATATTAAGTGGGGATGAGATCGATGAAATTCTTGCTAAAGATTTGGAAAGATTTGAAAGTGGTGTACGAAGACTATGTCCTACTGGTCTTAATACTGGTCGCTTTGGTGCACTTGTATCATTCGCCTTTAATGTTGGACTTGGTAATCTCCAAAATTCTACCCTTCGGATGAAACACAATCGAGGTGAGTTTGAAGGTGCTGCCGAGGAGTTCTTAAAATGGAACAAGGCAGGTGGTAAGGAATTAAAAGGACTTACTATTAGACGAAAAGATGAAAGAGCGTTATACCTTTCATAAAATAAATTACAAATAAAGGTTGCACAATATGGCAGATAAAACATTTACAGATAAACAACGGGAGATTGTAGCTCGTAAGATGGGCTATGACGGTCCTATGCAAATGTTTGATGAGTATCTAAACTCCAGTCCATCTGAGGCACGTAAGTACACTATGATTGGTAGTAAATTTATGGCTCGTGGGGGCATGGTTAAAGGTATGGCTGAGGGGGGAACTATTACTGCCCCAGAAGAAGAGCAGACTGTTACTACTACACAAAATGCAAATACTACAGCTACTAATACATTGACTAAACCAACTCAGCCAGCTGCTGCTCAAGTAACACCTTCACTACAAACAGTTCAAACTGATCAGACACTTAGTACTGCCTTAGCCCCAACAACTGCTGCTCAGGTTACTGCTGCTACGCCTATAACTGCAGCTACTACAACTGCTCCCACCATTACCCCGACAGCTACAGTAGAAGCTACCACTGCTGCACCTGCAGTAAAACTAGCAGCCGATGCATTACAACCTGCACAGGGGGTGGTGTCAGAGCAAGCTAAAGTACAAGCTGCACAAGCTACACCTGCAGAGACTGCCGTTGGTCAGCTACAAGCTGCACAAGGATTAACTACACAAGTAACCGGTGCACCTATACGTGGTGAACAAATAGGTGAAATGATTAGTGGACCTGCTGTTGATATGACTGAAGTAGAAACTACCCTAGCTAAAGCAGAAGCTGCTCAAGGTGTAATTACAGATGACATGACAGTTCAAGGGCAGTTAGCTAAATTAACTGCAGGCTTTGAATCGGGTAACCCTCCTTCATGGGCTGCTGCATCCTTACGTAATGCTACAGCACAGATGGCTGCCCGTGGTTTAGGTGCGTCTAGTCTAGCTGGTCAAGCTATCATTCAAGCCACTCTTGAAGCTGCATTGCCTATTGCTAGTGCTGATGCTCAAGTGTTCCAGCAAATGGGTCTACAGAACCTGTCTAACAGACAGCAAGTAGCAGTACTAACTGCACAGCAACGTGCCCAGTTCTTAGGTCAAGAGTTTGATCAATCATTCCAAACCCGTGTAGCTAATGCTGCTCGTGTAGCTGACATTGCTAACATGAACTTTACAGCACAGCAACAAGTTGCCTTAGAGAATGCAAGACTAGCACAAACAATGGACTTAGCTAATCTAAATAATAGACAAGCTCTTACCATGGCAGAGGCTGCTCAGATTGCTAACTTAGAGACACAAAATTTAAATAACAGACAGCAAGCTGCTGTAGTAAATGCTCAGTCTTTCCTACAGATGGACATGACTAATTTGCAGAATGAGCAACAGACAGAGATGTTCAAGGCTCAATCTAATATCCAATCTATCCTAACAGATCAAGCTGCTGTTAATGCATCTAAACAATTTAATGCAAGTAGTCAGAATCAATCAGATCAATTCTTTGCTAATTTAACTACTCAAGTAAAACAATTTAATAGTCAACAAAGTAATGCTATGTCACAATTTAATGTAGACCAAGCAAACACTGTATCTAAATTTAATACTGAGGTACAGAATCAACGAGATCAGTTTAATGCACAGAATCGTTTAGTCATTGATCAGTCTAATGCTCAGTGGCGTAGAGAGATTAGCACTGCTAATACTGCAGCTACTAATCGTGCTAATGAATTTAATGCTACTAAAGCCATGGAACTTACTATGGTTGAGTATAACAACATGTGGCAACAGTTCCGTGATGAGATTGAGTATTCATGGAAATCTGCTGAGAGTTCAGCGGATCGTATAAATCTTATTACTCGTTCTGAAATATCTGCAAATGCAAGTATCTTGGCAGCGACCATGGCTAAGGATGCAGAAATTACTAAGACCATTGGTGCATCTGCAGCTACCATATTAAGTGGTACTTCAAGTGGTAAGGTCTTCGGTGACATCTTTAACTGGGGTGCTACACAGGCAGGTTCAGTAGTTAAATGGGCAGGTGGTTTATTTAGTGGAGGAAGTGAGAGTGGAGGAAGTGAGGGACCAGAGTTTCTTGGGGGTGGTGGCTATGACCCCAATGAAGCCGGAGCATAACACAACCCCATAACTTATATAAATAGGAAATATTCTAATGAGCGTAGACATTTACAAAAAGAAAATAGAAGAATACATTAGTAAAAAAGAAAGTTCTAGTAAAGAACCAGATGCTGCTCGTGGATTACTTGCACCTAAAAACATAATGAATAAAGAAATAAAACAACAACAAGACACACTTTCTAATATTAGTGAGTTTGTATATGCTCTACGTCAAAAGAGAAAAGAAATTAAAATGAAAAGGAGTAAGTAATAATGCCAGCAGATGCAGGATATATTAATGCTCCAATACCCGGAATGTCTCTTACAACTGAGCCGGGCAACAGACCATGGGAGAATCCTCCTAACTTAGTTTCTATTGAAGATGCCATGGAGTTTTATACAAAGCGTATTTTAGGTACGCCAGAAAATCACGATCAAGTATTAGACTTAATTGAATCTAGTTTACCCATTCGTAACATTGCTAATATCTTAATGAAGACTAGTGTTATGGAAGGATATCATACTATTGATGTAGGTATTCTTGTATTGCCAGTAATTGAAGAACTGTTAATGTCTATTGCAGATATACATGATGTTACATATGTAGAAACAATTGATAATGTATTTAAAGAAAATACAACAAGTCGTAGGCAGGCAAGATTGGCTGTACAAGAGATGCAGAAAAGTAAAGCAACTCCAGTAGTAAAAACAATAGAACAGCCAAAAGGATTAATGGCTAAACCTCAAGACATGGTGGAATAATATGGGATTTGATTTCGGTGCATTCCTTGCTGGTGCCTCAGAAGGGGCAGCCACAGCTATTACTACAAGAAATAAAGAGATTCG